GGAGTGCGAACTCCACTTCGACAATTTGCTAGCTGTGTTCTTGTTGATGTTGATGACACCCTCGATAGTATCTTTAGCTCTGATATGGCAATTGGCAAATACGTTGCACAAAGGGCGGGAATCGGTATCAACGCAGGCAGAATCCGTGGCATCAACAGTAAGATCCGAGGCGGAGAAGTTCAACACACGGGTGTTGTTCCATTCCTCAAAAAGTTTGAGGCAACTGTCCGATGCTGCACTCAAAATGGCATACGAGGTGGAAGCGCGACTGTCCACTTCCCCATCTGGCACCAAGAAATCGAAGACATCATTGTCCTAAAGAATAACAAGGGCACTGAGGACAGTCGTGTAAGAAGATTAGATTACTCTATTCAAATTAGCAAACTGTTCTATGAACGATTCATTCGAAACGAAGACATTTCACTCTTCAGTCCGCACGACGTTTATGGTTTGTATGATGCTTTTGGTACTGATCGATTTGACGAGTTGTATCTGGCTGCTGAACGAGATCTTTCTATTCCAAGAAAGACTGTCGGAGCTCAAAACCTCATTCTGGACATTCTAAAAGAGAGAGCAGAGACTGGTCGTCTCTACCTGATGAACATCGACCATTGTAACTCTCACTCTTCTTTCAAGGATCAGGTTTATATGTCAAACCTGTGTCAGGAGATTACTCTCCCTACCGATCCTATCTCTCACATTGATGATGATGCAGGTGAGATTGCTCTTTGCATTCTGTCTGCTATCAATGTAGGAAAACTTCGTAACCTAGACGAACTGGAAGAACTTTGTGATCTTTCTGTTCGTGGTTTGGAAGAACTGATTGACTATCAGGAGTATCCTGTGAAGGCAGCAGAACGCGCTACAAAGGCACGTAGATCCCTTGGAGTAGGTTTTATTGGTCTCGCTCACTATTTGGCAAAGAATGGATGTAAATATGATGATCCAGCAGCATTGCCTGTAGTTCATCAACTGACCGAAGCATTCCAATACTATCTCCTCAAGTCATCTAATGAACTGGCAAAGGAGAAAGGATGGTGTACTGACTTTGGTCGCACCAAGTATGCTGATGGTATTCTGCCAATCGATACTTACAAGAAAGACGTTGACGAATTAGTTGCACCAGATTACAATTATGATTGGGAATCTCTTAGAGCATCTATCTCCGAGCACGGTTTACGGCACTCAACATTGTCTGCTCAGATGCCATCGGAAAGCAGTTCCGTTGTGTCAAACGCAACAAATGGAATCGAGCCACCTAGAGACTATCTGTCCATTAAAAAGAGTAAGAAAGGACCACTCAAACAGATTGTCCCTCAATATCAAAGTCTCAAGAACAACTATACTCTTCTCTGGGACATGCCTAGTAATTCTGGTTACATTAACATCGTTGCTGTTATCCAGAAATTCTTCGACCAAGCAATCTCTGGAAACTGGTCCTACAATCCAGAGAAGTATGCCAACAATGAAGTCCCAACCTCATTGATGGCACAAGACTTCCTTACCACATATAAGTATGGATGGAAAACCTCTTACTACCAGAACACGTATGACATGAAGAACGATGGTGTAGTTGATGAACCAACTACAGCAGAAGATATTATCAAACAGTTAGAAGAAATCGATGAAGACTGTGAGTCCTGTAAGATCTGAAGAAGAAATGAAATTTCAAATTACCGCCAATTCACCAAAGACAGAAATCAAAGGCATGACTGTCTTCAACCCTAACAAGGTTGACATCAAGAAGCAACCAATGTTCTTTGGTGCCCCTCTCGGGGTCCAAAGATATGATGGTGCAAAGTATCCAGTGTTTGAAGAGTTGACCAATCGTCAACTTGGATACTTCTGGAGACCAGAAGAAGTTTCATTGCAGAAAGATCGTGGAGATTATCACACGCTTCGTCCAGAACAAAAGCATATCTATACCTCTAACCTCAAGTACCAGATTATGCTTGACTCCGTTCAAGGGCGTGGTCCTGGGATGGCTTTTATTCCTTACTGCAGCCTACCTGAACTTGAGTCTGCAATGAGTGTATGGGAATTCATGGAGGGCATTCACTCCAGATCCTATACTCACATTATCAAAAACATCTATCCAAATCCTTCTGAAGTTTTTGATACGATTCTAGATGATGAAAAGATTCTCTCTCGCGCTGAAAGTGTAACTCAGTCATACAATGATTTTATCAATCATGCACAGATGTATGGCAGCAGTAACATGTGGGAGCATAATCTTGAAGGTGTTCCAATGGCACAAAACGAACTCTATGAACTCAAGACAAAACTCTACCGAGCAGTCGCAAACGTCAATATCCTTGAAGGTATTCGATTCTATGTCTCCTTCGCATGTTCGTTCGCTTTTGGCGAGCTCAAGCTTATGGAAGGATCAGCAAAGATTATCAGCCTTATTGCCAGGGACGAAAATCAGCACCTCGTATTGACTCAGAACATTCTGAACAAGTGGAAGAAGGGTGATGATCCAGACATGGAAAGGATTGCTAAGGAGCAAGAACCTTGGGTCTATGAAATGTTTGATCGTGCTGTCAACGAAGAGAAGATGTGGGCAGAGTATCTATTCAAGGATGGATCAATGATTGGTCTGAATGATAAACTTCTTCAGCAATATGTTGAGTGGATTGCTAACCGCCGTATGAAGGCACTTGGCATGAAACCTCAGTATGATATTGCTGCTAAGAACAACCCTTTGCCTTGGACCGAGCATTGGATTTCTTCTAAGGGTCTTCAGGTCGCTCCTCAGGAGACTGAGGTTGAATCATATGTCGTAGGAGGGATCAAACAGGATGTTCAAAAAGATACGTTCGCTGGTTTCCAGTTATGACGAAAGATTCTTTGCCTGGTTGGAAGGTAAAGGCACTTCAGGACCCGAACGTGAGCGAACGCCACGCAAGGATAGTGATGCACGGACCCAAGTCTCTCAGCGAGGCGTGGGTCCTAAGCGCCATGCGCCTCAAATACCAGATCCGTGGGACTAACTAAATATGATGAGGTAAGACTATGAAAATGTGGAAGAATATCCAAATCCCTGGAGATATAATGGCAGCGTCTTTGACGGGAGCCTTATTGGGGATAACTGGGGTTTTGTTTATAACATTACCAATCTCCAGAACCAACGACAATACATTGGGAGAAAGTATTTTTGGCAAAAAAGAAAACCCAAAGGTGGTAAACGTAGAGTTACTAGTGAAAGTGACTGGAGAAAATACTATGGATCCTGTCCAGAACTCAAAGACGACATCAAAGAATTTGGTAAGGAGAATTTTAGTAGAACCATACTCTCCCTCCACCGAACCCCAGGTCGAGTCAACTACGAAGAGACCCGACAACTCTTTCTTCACAACGTTTTGACTGAAGCCCTTGACGACGGGACACCCGTGTACTATAATAGCAACATACTCGGGCGGTACTACCGCAAGGATTACTTCAATGAAAAACCTTGATCTAGAATGCACCGAAATTACGGATGCAACTATTGACAGAATCCACCATTTGTGCGAGGATGGTCGTCTTGAAGATGCCATCGCTCTTTATGATGAATACAAAGAGTGGATTTCTGGCAACGGACCTCAAGATGTTTTTGTAATCGAATGAATATGAAACTAAAAATTCTTGCAGCAGCTGCTGCCCTAACACCAATCGCTGGAGCATGTGCTCAAACAGAAGTGGCTGCTCCACCACCAGTAGAAATCCCTGTAGTTGAGTACAAAACCACTTGGAAATGTCCAGGGTGTACTGATAACGAAAAGTATGTCTTACAACAACTCCAAGAAAAAACAAGAATCTCAGATCGTAATGCTCTTGCAACGATTATGGGTAACATCAAACAGGAAAGCAAGTTCATTCCCAACATATGCGAGGGAGGGGCTAGAGTTCCTTACGACCGTTGCTATAGCGGGGGTTATGGTCTTATTCAGTGGACCAGTCTAGGTCGCTACAATAACTTAGGCAAGTTGCAGCTCGTTATGGTTATGATCCCTCCACTCTTGAGGGTCAGACAGCATACATGATCAATGAATCTGTATTCCAACGTTACCTTCCTGAGTTTGAAGGTCCTGGTAAGACTGTTGATCAATACATGGTGCCTGCTTACTATTGGTTAGGTTGGGGCATCAAAGGTAACCGTCAACTTTATGCATACGATTATACTAAGAAGATGATTTTGGCGTGAGTAAGTATAGTTTCGGAGGACTTGACAGGCATTCTGTCAATATCCTTCGATTGCTGAGTGAACTTGAGGGGTCATATCAACTTCTCAAGTATATGGGTTTCCAAGAGGATATGGAAACCCTTGACAAAATGAAGAAGAGGTACTATACTATGTACTTCAAAATCAATAAAGAAGAAAAGGCACAAGGATAAGTGTCCGAGTGGTTAAAGGAGACGGACTGTAAATCCGTTGGC